AAGACAACAACCTACAATGCTAATCCATGGACTGGAGAAGTCAACTGGAAGAAGAACGTTACAGGTGTGGATGCTACGAAAGATATGTACCCAAAACCTAGAGGAACTGGAGATGACTAATGCCGGGTTTGATTGGTTCACAGGGGGTCCGTCCGGGCGCTCTGAACATGAACCGCGTCTTTCGGGCGCTCCGATATCGCACCGAACAAGCTCAATTAGTCACTTATCATAGACCAGCCATTTACGATACTGACGACTACGGGGTCCCAACAGGGACTTCAGCGGCTGTACCGGAGCTTCTATTGCCTGATTTACCTGCTATAATAAGGCCCCGAGTGACCGCAGATTACGCTCAGGAACGACAAGGCAGCAATATTATAGGAGCTGCTCGCATTTATACTCCGAACATTACCACAATCAAGAATTATGCTAATTTCGACCAAGATAACAATACCAACTTCAACGAGATTGAGGGCTGGGATAGGCTTATTACTAACTATCGCACTATTTATAGCGTTCCTACTAGTGGTACTAGTGGTTGGACCTCTGGTTCTGCGGATTATACATTCGCTTCTGATGGGGAAAGTGTAACTGCTACTATGGGAACAGATTATGATGGTAGTTTCTATTTTACTACTTCAGCCGTTAATACACTTGAGGCTGATAGAATAAGGTTCAAGATTAAAGCTAGTACAGGGTCTTGTACATTCACTAGATTTAGAGTATATAATGGAGCTACTCAAAATACTAATTATGCTAACACATATTTACCTACTTCACTTACTAGTATCCCTACTGGAAGTTGGTTAACGGTGGATGTACCATGGGTAACGGGAACTATAGGGAGTGGAACAAGCATTTATGACTCTGGGACACGATATGCAGTAACTGTGGAAAGTGGGGCTAATTTTGATTATGAGGCTGATTTGAGAGATTTTGAATTTAATATTTCTGGAACGGCTGATGGAGACAAGATATACGTGAAAGAAGTGGAGTTATACAAATCCGTATCATGGCACGTACATTCCTTAAAAGATATGACCGACGGCTATATTATATTTAACTGTGTCCGAACACGCGGACGCATTGATTCACGAAGGAGGGCATATACTGAAGACTAATGGCCCCTAATCATCTTAATAACATTGAGCAGGTCCTTATCGACAATCTACGGGACGGCACATACAATACTACAGCTGGAATAGGCTCTGGCTCAGCATGGACTGATGCAGATGTTACCGTCTTTGGGCAATTTCCTACAACGGACGAGACCAAATATCCATGCATAATTACGGAACTGGTAGCTAACGGTATAGAGACCCAGTTCATGGGGCAGAATCTCACTGATATAACAGGCTCGGCAGCCAAGGGAGAGCTCTATGGAATGGGCTATAATATATATCTTATGGTAGATAGAGATAGCTCTATTACGGTTGGTACGCCCTATAGAGAGAGAAGGTTGCTCAATTATCTCATGCTTAATTGCGCTAATGTCCTTACTGATTGCGATTTTACTAATATATCACCCGAGACCGAAGTAGAGGAGCGCCATTTTAGCGGTTTCAGAGAAATAGGCTATAATCCCCAGTTAGAGACGTGGGTTGCACTGGCTTCCGTAGTCATAGTCTTTAAGAATACGAGGTAAGCGTGACTGACGTTACATATCAAAAACCTCAGTTTCAGCACCAAGATATTTTCCGTACTATTACAGTAGCTTTTCAACCCTATATTCCTTTTAGTCAAGCTTATAGGATGAAATTGATGGGAGGAGATACTATGCTTGCTAATAAGATGACGGCTGGGCGTGGTACGGCGGGTTATTTTCATTGGGCTCCAGAAGATGAACCTTCAGAAACCAATTTAGGGGAGATGGGTAAATATCCGTGGTTCGTAAGAAGAATGGCCTATGGTGGGCAGGGAATGGGAAGGCTGGCAGCGATGTCCGTTAACCCTATTCGTGAAAAAAAGGTACTTGAAAAGGTTGACGGTATTCAAGGAGAAGGAAGCGCCAAGATAATGGGAGAGCAGTTGAGAACATTGCTGGATACTGGCGAGGCTTTCGAAGTGGCGCGTGGAGAAGTGAGTGAAGATAGCCGTTATGATTGGGCACAGCGCGGCTCTAGAGACCCATTGGAACTTGAACTGAAAGAAGTGGTGTCTGAAATGGGAGTAGGACTCGATTCAGCGGGTGTTGCCTTTAAAGACCGAAAATACGTCACAGAAGGGATGCGAGACCCCTTTACTGAAGGACAAGTAAGACCCGGAGAGAGAGTAGAGTTGGGAGCATTAGGAGGATTTGATATACCTTTGGAAGATATGCATGAGTCCTTTGGTGATTTCCTAGATGATGAGATTAAGTCTCACGGCTTGGGATTGGGTTCCGCGCTTCGACATGCAAGGAGTGAAGATAAAGAAGCTATGGAGCAGTTTGGAGACGAGAATATCCATAGTTTAGAAGTATCCCGAGCTATAGCGAAGGCTGATAAGCCTTCTAAATTATTGACGGGGTTTACGCCCGGAAAACGTAAGGGTGATAAATTAAAGGATGCGTGGATAACTCATTTGGATAAAGAGATTTCTGAATGGAATGCTGAAATAGCTCTAATATGGTCAGATATAATGCAGCAAGCGGGTGGGTGGCCCGGTGATGGTAATATGAAGGACCCCTACGATGCGTTCTTTGCGGTAAGGGAAAAACTTGGAACCCCTAAGGAATATAAGAAGACTATGGGAAAGGGCGTAACCGATGCACAGATTAAAAGACATGCTTCCCTGAGAGAAATGACTCATCGACTGATGTTAGATGCTTGGATTGCTTTACAAAAGGAGGTATCCAATACTCAGCATTTGTGGACTGCTCCTTTGGGAGACAATTTGGGGATGACGGTATTATGGCCTGAAATGAAATTTGGTATAGTGGGAGGAAGAGGTACTCCGGGTACAGAGTCGGCTAGATTTGGAGAAATGGAATCTGGAAAGGGAAGAAGAGAAAAAATTGATACGGAAGTAGCGGGCGAGGCTAAATTTTATAAGTGGCCCGTTCCTCAAATTGGGTGGAGTAGACATCTGGTGACTCTCTTGCCTATCGACAAGGGAGATATAGTTATGGCTTATGATTTCTGGCTAAAGAGTAAGAAGCATTTGGATGATGCTAAACAGCTTGATATGTTTAATGCAGCTGTTCTGAGGGCCCATGGCATATCTACTGCTACTAAACTTCGTTTAGCGGCGAGTGGAAAAAATATGTTGGTGAGAGTATCGGATATGTCTGATACTGGGGTGCTTGTTAGATTTATAGAGACTAGGCAATTGCGCCCTACGGCAATGGCTCAAGCTCTTTATGAGCAGATTAACGACTATTATCAGAGTGGGCAGAGGCGGCAGGAAGTGAAGGATTGGTATACTAGTCTAATGGACGAAAGTAATAAATTAACTCGACAATGGTTTGATGCTCAGGAAATGGGACAGGGCCCTTCTGTGGGAACTCCTAATTTGATGAATACAACCCGTAGTTCAGAATATGTAGTAGGGGATGACTTAGGTAATCCTCGTAAGCACTACTTAGGTGTATGGAGTGATAGACTCCAAGATACGTGGCAAGGAGTGGAATTGGGAGCAAAGGATGCAGTTGGTTATAACTTCGCTATTGCGCCCTTTATTACGTCGCGACGTGCTGGAACAGCTTTGTTTGGGAGCCAGAAAGCAAAGAAAGGAGATACCTTCTAAGCAAAAGCTTTAAATACTAAGTCGAGGTAATTAAAAACTAACGAGTGGAATGTCATGTACTGAAAGTCTGGACAAAAAATAAAAAGGTGAATAAAATGGTATATACCTACGAAAACGAAAGAACCGGAGGTGAGTTCTAATGGCCTATTTCTTGGGAAGAGATGTAAATGTATTTCTCTTCACAGAAGAAGACGATGATGCTAAAAATATTGGCATATCTGGCGGCACAGGTGCTGCTCCTGCTATTGTTGTTGGAGCAACTGCGGTTAATAATTTTGCGGTGTCGATGTATCACGCTTCTACCCCTACTCTTACAAGTGTCTATACTGCCCAAGCTGATGTTACTGGAGTAGATGTCTCTCTTTCGACTCAAGATGAAGACACTTCCTATATTGGACAAAAGCAAGCAGGTAAGGTAGAGATAAAGAAGAATTATACAGTGACTTTAACACGCAAAAAGAAGAATAATGTTTGGGATGTTATCTTCAATGGGGACAGTACGGGCGCTACTGGTCGGTTTGGTTTGGCTAATGGCGCTGCTGCACTTGGGAACGGATTAGTAAATCCAACTTCGGTTTTAGCCGGAAGTGATACTGCTAAATCGTGCTATGGATATAGAGTAGCTTTACAATTAAAGACTGGTACATCCGGTAATACAGGTAACGAAGAATGTATATGTGTTACTAATTGTTGCTTGACAAGCTATTCTACTACGCTGAACGCTGATGGCGTTACAGAAGAGACTATGGAGTTTATGTCTTATCAACCCGCAAGGTATGGTTTGTCTGGGGATGAGATAAATAACACACTGACAACAGTGTCGGGGATGTAAGGTGAATTAAATATGGTATTTTATTTAGGAAAAGATGTATCCGTTTATTTTTCAACGGAAAATGAGACCTTTGGTATTTCTCCTGCAACAGGAGCAACTAGTGTAGTTACTGGTACTACAGCAACCTTTGCGTGCAGACTTCAAAACACTGGAGCTGCTGTAACTGAAACTGAACAGACTGATTTAACTTCGGTTGATTTGGGAATTGGAGCGATGGATGAAGACATTACTTATTTCGGTATGAGGACTGCTCTAAAGGCGGAAATCAAAAAGGAGACGACATTATCACTTACACGTAAAAAGAGTGATGATTTATACGATGTAGTCTTCGATAAGCTAAGATATGGAGCTACTGGGTCAACACCAACTGATGATACCTCCTTAAACAATGGTCTCGCAGAACCTACTACTGAGTATGGTTATAGAGTTTATGTGCATTTGTCGGGAACTAGCGAAGTAATGTCTATACCCAATTGTGTAGTACAGGGTCATAGTGTAACTATGAATGCAGACGGTACTTCGGAAGAAACATTAGAATTTATGTCTATGGTTAGCCCAGTTGTGAGTGGCGCGAATTACGTGACAGCGACTGAAGAAACAGACTTATAGATAAATAATATTTGAGGGGGGCGTGAGCCCCCTTCAGGAGAAAAACAATGACAGAAAAGAAAATTTGGTCAATGGACGAATTAGTAGCACTCACTGATGAAGTGCAAATAGATGAGGTAGTTTTTAGAGAGGGAATAGTGGAATTTCAATTTTGTGAGCTCACAGAAAGTGAAGAGCCCAAGATGTTAGCTGTCCCTGAGGAATTACCAGAAGAAGAAAAGATGGGAATGTATCAGGAAATAGGCTCTCAGAGAGTTCTTAGAATGATACAGAAAGCGAATAAGAAGAATCCCGAAGGTCCCGTTATATCAAACGAACATTGGGGACTTTTACCAACCACATTAAGATATACCATAGCGAATAGGATATTGGGTGTGGAAGAAATGGCACAATCAAGTTTTCGGGATTGATGCTGGAATCGCCTGACGCGGTAATGCTTTATATACCTTTAATGAAACACCTTGGAATGTCATGGAAGGAAATTAAAGATACGCCTCGGAGGGAACTCGGTGGATTGTTAAGTGCCTATCAAGCTTATGCGGTTATGCATTCGATGGATGGGTATAATGATATGGAAATAAGTGAAATAGCAAAGAAAAAGCCCGAAGTGCGTTCTCAGTATGTGAGATACTTAGAAACACAAAGAAAGTATCAGGATATGATAGGGATGCAACAGAAGGTTACATTTAGAGGAATAGGATAATGGGTTTTGCAGGACAGGTTTTTGCCGCGCGTGTCGCGATTGGGTTAGCAGTTCCGAGCCCACAGGCTTTACAAAGGACGGGCACTCTGTTAGCAGGTGCCATTCGAGAAATAGGGAAACGGGTAGAGTTAGCTCAAAAATCAGTGCGTTTGGATGATGAACATAAGGCCAAATTAAAGGAAATGAATACCTTTACTACAAATTCTGCACAGCGGACGCAGAATCAAATCATAGTAGGGATGCGACAACATTTAGCTAAAATGAATCAGGCCACTAAAAATTCATTAGCAACATCCGTCAGTGCTACTAAATCTAACTATCAACGCCTGAAAGCGGTTCTTTCTGAGCCTTTGGGAGCTAAATTTACCGCAGGTATGAAGGAAGGTCAACATCTATCTAATACACTTCAGCTTGGAGAAAATATAGCTAAGATGGGGCGTGACGAGCACGCTGAGGGAATAAGAAATTTTAGCCAAAGAAATGCAGTAGAAGAACAATTGTATTTAGATAGGGTTCGTAGATATGAGGAGGTCGGTGATTATAAATCTGCTGCCCAAATGCAAGAAGCGAAAGATATTAACCAAATGAGAAAGCAACTGGATTTGGACCAAGAGTTAGAGAAACAGCTGAAGATGATGACGGGAACCTATGAAGACCTTCATGGTGAAATGAATGGTGTTGCCGAAGCAGGAGAGCGCTTGGTACACAGTACATTAGGAACCGTGGATGTTATTCGAGATAAATTTAATTCGGCCCTAAGAAACTCTATCGCTATATTAACTGCTCTTGCCTATAAACTGAATCAGAATACACAGGAATTGATTGATTTTGAAAGAGAACTGTTGAATGCTAATTCGGTCTTTGGATTAACTAATGATAAGCTTTTTGAAGTTGGAAATACAGTTGTAGAATTTGGTAATGAGTTCGGTATAGCTACCCAAAATGGGGCAGCTGGACTCTACCAACTTGCTTCGGCTGGTCTAACCGCCAACGAAGCAATGAAAGTCTTACCCCATACCCTTAAATTATCCATGGCGGTCCAAGGAGACCACAATACTATCTCCAAACTTACCGCTCAGACTATCTTTGGTTTTGGAATGGAGATGGAGGAAGCAGCATTAATAACTGATAAGTTCGCTTATGCTATCCAGAAGTCTCTTATTGAGTATCAGGACTTATCAAGCGCTGTTAAGTTCGCTTTACCTTTCTTTACCTCTACAGGGCAGAGCATAGACCAGTTGTTAGGGGCTCTACAGATATTGACTAATAGAGCTTTAGAGGCTGGTATAGCTGGTAGGGGTCTTAGACAGGCCCTCGCGGAGTTTGCTGAGAGCGCAATGGACGCTGAGGCTGGCTTCCGTAAGATGGGCGTTGAAATTCTCAATGCTGAGGGCGAGATGCTACAGTTGTCCGAGATAGCGGCTCAGTTTGCTGCTGCGGTAGGTCCTGAGACTATAGGAAATACCGAGCTTTTGACTATCTTGATTGAAGAATTGAATGTGCGTGGTGCGACTGCGTTCATTCACTTGGTTCAGGCTTCGGATGAGTTTACGGAAGCGGTTAAAGCAACTGAGCAAGCTGGAGGAGAGTTGGATAGCATGGTCAGGATTCAGAATGAATCTTTAATGGCCCAGATACAAATATTGAAGACCAATATCTTCTCTATTTTTGCGCTTCGTGATGCTGCTTATGAGGGAACCGAATTTATTAATGGTTTTCATAAAGCAGTCATCGGTTTTGTTGAATCCTTGAGGGACCTGATTATAGTAGAAGAGGATGGTCAACAACAATTGACTGAACTTGGTAAGTCTATTCAGGAATTTGGTATTACTATGGTAGAAGAGCTCGAGGTCATGACTCGTCAATTGATAGCTGCTGTCAAGGGATTGATGAAATTGAATCTGGGAGCATATTTCAAGATACTCCTGATACCCCTCAAAGTAATAGCGGGTACCATTAAATGGCTCGATGACGTTGGTTTGTTGAATTTTGTCATCCTATGGAAGACATTGAAAATGATGGGCATTCCTCAATTATTAGGGGCCATGGCAGGTGGGATGGCTAGTCTTTATACGGCAGGTGCTGGTGTTTATGGTACTTCTTTTGGTTTGGGAGGTGCAGGTGCGGCTATGGGTGGTATGGCAGCGGCAGGTGCGGCAGGTGGTGCACTGGGTACCGGAGGTCGAGCGGCTTCGGCTGCGACTATTCGGGGTGTTAGTGGAAAAACACTGACAGCTAAAAATTTATTCCTTCCCGGTGGGGGACTGAGTGCTGCTGGTAAGAGAGCTATAGAGCGCGGTGGTAAGTTAATTCCGGGTGTGGCGGCGAGAGTGCCCGTCTTGAGTGCCGGTGCTAGAGGACTGGGGATGTTGGTTCCCGGTGCAGGTATGATTATGACAGCACTCTTATTGTATGAGTTAATGCAATACGCGACTGCGGCCAATGGAGGATACTTGCAGGGAATGGCTGGCGGAGGTATGGCTGGTGCAGGAAGTCCCTATCTCGTTGGAGAGCAGGGTCCCGAGCTTTTTATGCCCGGTACTTCAGGACAACTTTTAAATAACGGACAGACCAATAGTATAATGGGAGGTCCCATAGTTTTAAGAAATGTATCTATAGGGATTGACTCTTTCGGAGGACTTGTAGAATGACCGTCAACGTAATACCTAATACTTTTTGGAAAAAGGATGTCATTGCAGAAGGGGTAAATGTTACTTCTGCGTTTCCAGATTTAGCCAATAGTAGTGATACTAGTTTTAAATTGGCGGGAGGGAATACTAAACAAAATGCTTTTGTCTTATCTGGTAGTGTTCCTCAAAATCCCACTTATGGGGCTGGAGAATTAAGAAGAGGTACTTTGCGATTATATTCTTCTGCTGTGGAAACTCAATATAATAGAGAGCCTCCTTCGTTAGTGGGTTATGCTATAGATAAGAATATACAAATACGAGAAGGGGGTTATTCTTTTGCTCTGAGTGGCGGAACTGGGACCACTGTTGTAGGCGATGAGCTGGCTGTTTATAATAGTATACCACATACTACAGTTCCTACGATTACTGAAGAGTTTGAAGGTGCGATAGAAGAATTAGGAACTATTAATAGAATGGGTAATAATAATGTTATAGCTTATTCAGACCCTTACATTACAAGGTCAGATGTAAAAAAGATTTTAAAAGATGAGGGGCATGACAATGGTTCTCGGCGTATGAAATATATAGACCAGATGCTGATGCCTGTTACTTATCGCATGGCCGTGGGCGGTCCTGCCATTGACCCTGAAACAGGCGCTGATAGGGAGGAGGGTAGTGATTTAGGGGGGACACCGAAGCGCGCATCACTCCATAGCCAAACTACTGCGATAAGAAGGTATGATATTGAGTTTACTGGTCAGGCAGTTGGGGGCGGTATGAGGAGATTTAAATTTGTGGACGCGCACGCAGGTAACTATACCGCAGCCCTTATGGACGCTGTTGGAAGGCAATTTCTAAAGAGAACACATAGTATCCCTTCTGATGTTGACGTTAAATGGGGTCGAACAACGACAGCTCCTGCTACTCTTGATGGAAATCCCGCAGCTAGCAAGGGAAATACCATCTTAAGTGATTTCTATGCTACGCGTGACTTTAGTAATCCTTATGATGCTACTACTACTAATCCTATGATTTTGAGTGGGATAGAACTTACTACCGAAAAAGCTTTGAATGGAGGACAATCATTACGCTTGTATCATAATTGGGGATACTCTGAAAATAATCCAGTAATTCAAAATCAACTGGGTGTAAGTGGAAACTTAAATCCTCAGTGCGCTCGTGCGTCATTATACAATATTCCCTTTCCACCAATGCCTCACGAAGTAGGAATGAGCACTGTTTCAGCAACTGACAGTACATCAAACTTTGGAGACGCTCGAGCTGTTATGCCCGAAATCCAAGTGGCGTTGAATGTTACTAAGCTGGAACCTAATGTTATATTGAATGTCCAGACAGGTGATAATTATGTAAGTGGTAATGCAGCCCATCTTTATTATGCTAATGCAACTCCTGCAAATACTACATTTTTAAGAACAGAAGCATCTCTTTTAAGATGTGTAGCAGTTACGTTTTCCAATTATAAACCTAAATCGAGTCATACTACTTTGGATAAGTTTCTGGATTATGGATTGACTAATTTTTACAACCATAAGAATACAGATAATGTAGTAGGAGGTGTTATATTTTCCCGATGGAACATTGATGGGGTAGGGTCTTCCGGTGATGGTTCAGGTGTAGGAGCTAATATGTATGCATATCCTTTACCAGTTACTATGATACCTCAAGTGGGTACGGGAACGTCTGGTGGGGAAAGTTTGACATTAGCGAGTGGTGGAATGGCCCGTATAAATGGGGGAAGTGGTGATTTGGCTAATTGTGATTCTTTGATATGGGGACTACCTGCCCCACACGCATCATCAAGCCCGGAGGATGATGATGATATACGCTATGTCGAATTACCGATGAACTCATGGGTGACGATGAGGTGCTTTACTGATATCTTCCAATATAATAATACAGGGAGCGCTACTAAGCGCATTTACGCTGCCAGTAGCTCAACAAATCCCACCGTAGCGTCGGGAACGAGAGGAGTTCCTATGCGTGTGATATTTGAAACTGAGGGTGAGAACGACCAGATTGTGACAGAGGGAGCAGCATCTGCACCATTTTTGGCGTCAGGTACCGTTGTCGACCCCACTACGCGTAATTTACCTTTCTTGGATATATTTTTCCCAGCGGGAGATGGAACTAATGGTAGAGCTAATTATAGCTTCTTTGACAATCCTAAGTTTTTTCCTAAACATATGACCATTTGGACCCAGAATTATTGTTGGGTATCAGGTGGCACGACTGAACTTCCGTGGAAATATGGGGACAATGGGGTGTTGAATGACCTGTATCCTGATGGAGCCTCTCGTGAGTTGGAGGTCTTCGTGGATTCTATTAAATTATTAAATTATGGCCCTACTGTGAAATCTGTCAATCAAAACGATGTTATGAATTTTACTCCTATGAGTCATTTTTCACCAGTAGGAGTGGGCTTTAATTCTACTGATGCGATATATCGTCATTCGTGGGTCAACAGTGCTCCTATAGATATTACTGGAAACATTGCATTTACAAGCGGAGATGAGGAAGCTACCATTGTGGATGAGCATCTTCTCGACGCTACCATGCTTGATATGCATGGTACTGTGACAGTTACTTCAACGAATGCGGGTACTCTTGGAACTAATGCGATTGCTTCTTTCGATGGACTCCATAGCTTCGTTATGACTGGGGGTGCCTTAGATGATATAACGGAGTCGGTTGTCTTTACTGCACCCGGAACTCTGGACCCCTATGCTAATCGTGCTAATTTCTTTGAATACAATACAGGACAGAATGTGGTCTTCGGGTTTGATAGCGTTGATGATATACCCTTAGCTACTACCTCTGGCCAGACAGGGTATGTGCTTGCTAACGACTATACCACTTATGACTGGGACGCTGCATCAACTGACTCACTCTTGCCGAGAAAGGCTGTAGGACAAGTAGCAACGGCAAGTGGTGCTATCTTCAGTAGAAATTACACGAATAGGACTTTATGGCCTAATAGTGGTGCCTCAGGTTATAAGCTGGTTGCCGGTGGTGATATGTTTATAGGTGGTCCGGGTCTTTATGATTTAGGCGCTGGGACCTCTCCTTTTAATAATGTATCGGGGGCTTCCTTTTTGGTAGATGATGATGGTACTGCTTTGGTAGGGGATTCTATAAATTTAGGAACTGGTACCAATCCTTTCCTCTCGTCAGATGGACTCCGTCAGAAGGGTTTCATGTATTTCAATGTCAGTGGTAGTGGTAGTGCTCCTACATTTCCTCCTCCGTTGTTTATAGATGAACCGGTTTCACTGACACAGACCGCTTGGGGTAAACGTGAGAATATACTATGTAGCACCAAGATTGTGACTATACCTGCTATGGTCAATATGAATAGCTTTACTGATGATAACCTTTCTGATAATCAGATTATAGTGCAGGACCCTTCTATCTTCAATTTTGAAAATAAGAATGAGAGGTATGTTATATATCTTATGGCCGGAAACCCCGGGTCGGGCACCGCGGCCTATAATACCATTCCTAATGCTTTCAAAAAATTACGTATAGGAGGTTTGGTACTTGCTGGGGAACCGGAAGGAAACACTATTACTTTTACTGAGAGCTTGAGAGACTCTAGCGGAGCGGAACCGGAGGTCTTAATAATGGAACAGAACATTGATAGATTATGGATAAGTCCCGAGAAGTTATGGTTAACGATGATGTTCGATACACCAGCTACTTTAGGGAGTAGGTCCTATAATAGTTTTTGTACTATAAATCAAACTCCTAGTTCGGGTACGTTATCTGCTGCGTCGGGTACTACCTATAATGAATCTGAATATAGTTATAACTTAGGAGCTGTGGCGGATGGCGGGGAGTCTGGTTTCTATAAGAACTTATGGGAATTAACCCCTATTGAAGGTAATAGCACATTAATAACAGATGTGGATTTTGGTTTTGAGAATTTAGATTCGGAAACCGGAGAAGGGGGTTATTTATTTTACGGTGGTGTAGTGCCTTCTTCTTACAATTATTATAATTTTAATGATATAGGTAATAACTATAAAGCTGGTGATAATATGCCTATGGTTTTGTACTTATCTCCTGACATAGTAACAGCAGAAGAAAGCGCTACTTTTTATTCCGATGACTATACTACAGAAAGCACATATGTACCCACTATGTACTGGGAATTTGTTGATAACCCACCTCTAGTAGAACAGTTAGAAGTGGGACCTTTACACAACTTAACTGACGAAGGTGTAGATTTATATGAACTTACCACTGAAGATATTAATGCTCTTAACTTTAGGTGGAATGAAGGTAATGCAGATGATGTATGGTATCGTATGTTGATGGTATCAGAGAGCCCTATCGTGGATAAATATCATGGAGCAACTATGTGGCTACCTTTAAATGAATCTGTTACGAATTATGCAGCATCTCCTACTTATAAGGTATACAACCCTAGTACACAAGCATCTGCTACACTCGCCAATTCTACTACTGGTGTAGGTGATGACGTAAGAGGTGTCTTAGAAGGACAGGCGGGTTTTGCGCCTCAGCTGAGTACTACTGAGGACGGTAAGATTACCGTACCTTATGCTACTAATGCTGGTCTTAAAGATAAGACCGAATTTACCCTCGTCGTGCACTGGACTCCGTCTGCTGCTGACCAAGGAAACGTTCGTTATGTTGTCACCCAAAGTGATGACTATGCTGATACGGAGGACAATTTCCATTTGTATAAAAATGCAAGTGATAAGATAGTGGTGGAGCTTGGTGATGATATAGCTTTAACTGGTAGTAAGACCATTACTTGTGATGGAAGCCAACCTGCCAGTATAATTCTTACTTTGAATACAGGAAGTGCTCATCCTAATAAAGCTCATCTTTATGTTGATGGTGCATGGCAGGATAGCAGTACGGGGACCACCAACGCCCAAGGAAATAATGATTTTGTTCTGGGAGGCCGTTACGTAGCTTCTACTTATACGGGAAGTACGGGCCTTGTCGAAGAAGTTTTAATTTATGACAAAGCTCATCATGTACCCAACGTCAATACGGATTTTGTTTTAGCTACGGATGACTATCCTGATTATACTGGCTCTACTTCAGCCGGGGTAAATAATATAACTTATAACGCTCGCCTACTTGTGGCCGACTACCATAATTTTAGAGGATATAACCGGCACGAATTGGGTTGGTCTAATCAAACATCATGGAGGACTACTACAATATGAGCATGACATTTTCTCCGACCCCTACTACAGTCAATACTGAAGTAACGGCTACCTTTAACTTTAAGGATAACGATGTGAGGGCTGTCTATGTAGATTGGGCTGATGGTGAGTCAGTTAAAAAAGAAGACGCCAACTATCAGTGGATAGAAATCACAGACTCTCCTAACTCTACAACTGCAACACATACTTACAATAAAAGTGGTAGCTTCTATCCCGTAGTTCAAACTATCAACTCTAACGGTTTACCTTCTCAGTACATGTCTGGGTTCGACCATTCGGCCAGCATATCTCCCTTTGAAAGAAATACTGCCATGGTTAATTGCGTAGTTAATGATGCGGCACCGACGGCTCTTATGCGAGTGGAGAACACTACGGTCAACGCAGGGATAGACAATAGTGTCTTTGAAGTGGAAGGACCTCGACGACTCTATATAACTATAGCTCCAACCTTAACGCAAGCTGAATTAAATACGATTGGTCAAGTTGTGGTAGAGGTGGAAGCAGTTGTTAATTATAATAAACTTGATAGTGCTAGTGGAGTAGAAGGTCAGCTTGGAATCGGTAGTGATTATTCTCAGGAAATTGTCACATCTACGATTGATACTACTACAGCCAGTGGTACTCAATCTGGTGTGGTGGATGTTCTTTCCGATGCTGAAATTAACGGGGCTATTTCTAAAGTACTTAAAGTAAAATATATGAGTCCTAAAGCTACTGGAACGACTGCGGCCAATCCCGGTACCGATTATACCACTAATGAACTATTCAACCGTCTTAAGATATTCTTGGTAGTAAAGGCTGGAGATGGTCTATATTATCCTGTAGCATATGTAAGCGCAGGAATGCCGGTAAAGAGTGTAGAAGGCTATGGTCGTTATATAACAATGGACTTTTCTCAGAGTAGGACTGCTGCGTCCAATCTCAGTATAGATAATTATCGTTATGATAATGGAAAGGGATGGTTCAGTCCTGTTAATCAATGGGCTTTGAGTACTGATATACTTGGTACTGGGACCAAACAACCTAGTGGTTCATCTACGAGGGACGTCTATTATAGTTATTTAACTAACCCTAATGGATTAAATGGTAATGCCGGACAGACACTTTTTTATAGTGGTACCGGTGCTCATTGGTATTATCCACCAGACCCCGTATCTACTTCGGGGAGTATTAGATACGATTCGATAGGGCTTGATGATTATGGTAGAATATATGACCAATGGTATGATGTGAGAACGTCAGTGGTGTCTGCCTCTACATCAGGAAGTAGCATCATTACTAATCAACCGGAGGTATTGCTTATAAAACCTACCAATGTATGGACATCCCCCGACGCAATTACCCAAAACGTAGTGAGTAGCTATACCACTAAGATGAAGAATAATGGTTCTACTACTAGCTTTCCCTTGTCGGGATTAAATAGCACTACTCAGTCTGATGTATTGGGTGTGCCGATTGAGGGGGCTGAGAAGGATTATATTCTTTTGACATTTGATTCTAAGACCAATAAGGTTTTCTTTAATGCTACCAATTATGCTAATCAATTACAATCCGCGGGTGATGGTTTCACCCCTTCTTCGATGGGATTAAAAATTGCAGGAGTAGAATACCTTCATATTGATAACTATACGGGAAGTACGCAAAATGCTTACTGGAGGCCAGTTGAATTTACAGACACTACGCGCATTAATAGAGAATATAGGCTGACCGGAAGTAGTGATTACAAGAATTATCATACCTGTTTTGCGAAGAGTGGGTATGTCTCGTTTGATATGCCTCTGGATTGGACAGCTATTTCAATCGAAGATTTATGTGGGGGGGTTTATAATACGGACCCTGCTGTATATGCGGATTGTGTGGCGGCTGGGAATAGCGATTTAACTGTAACAGGAGCCCGCGCTATTGCGCGAGATACTACTGAAGATGGTTATGGTGCCCAAGTAACTATCACCGGTGCCTCTATAGAAACTCAATTGGCTACTCTAGGAACCGCCGATGAGGTGGGTGCTTGGAAATATGCTTTCATTGTAACAACTGGGAACGCTTCAGGAGCTATGTATTGGATAGCTAGTGGAGGTTCTAATGGTTGGGACGGTACAACAGGAATGACTTTGCAGTATGGTGCGTCAGGTGGTACTGCAAGTGCAAATTATTTGAAACCTACTGGTACCATGACAGGAAGTGTTAGGCGTATTAATATATACGATGTTGTTAATGGGGCTTCAAAAGTCTTTAGTGACACTGGTGAAGAAAGTGCTATGGAAGATGTTAAGCTTATTCCGGTAGGAGGAGATGATTATAATACTGCTAGTAGTTGGTTCAATAATTTTTATAATTGTGGTTACAGTTCGGCTATAACTGGCTCTGATTGGGCCACCACAGATAAGTATGTTCTTAAATTAACATTGAGTGGAGCTACCGGAGCTGGTACAGTAGATAATCCGGCACCAGAGCTTTGGAATATATTCGATGCTACGCAAGGGGATTCTGCTTTGGTCAAGGAAATGGATGATTCAGCTTATAGTCTTAATTCATTACCTATTACGAGTGACATTAGAGTCTCACGTGCGGGTCAATACTTTAAAGCAATCACTCGAAAGGGAAGGGTCTTCATTGTGAAGACAGGTATTGCTATGCAAACCGTGGGATTCAGTAGTGTAGCTTTGGGAGATGAGAATAGTTCTACCGCTTTCGCTGACCATGGACCTT